GATTATATAGCTGCTGGCGCAGCTCTCGTAGCGGCATTTCTGCCTGCCTTCAGCTTACCCCCTGACATGAATCTACGCTCAATAAACACAAAGGATACTGTAGACAGCAAAGTAGAAAGCGCGAGCGTGGCACCAAGAATAACGACAAACAATCTTTGCGATATATATCCAACATCAGCGTAGTAGGTATGGATAGCCCCTATTACAAAAAACAGCATCATTGCATGCAGCAAATAATAGCTATAGCTTACAGAGCCCATTGCCACAAGAACTTTCGAGGTCAAAGGTGCCGGTCGAGAAATGGTCAGAGCAGCAAACATAGCAGATACAGAAAGCCACTCTCCAAGCCCATAGTTAGCCTTCATGTTCCAACGAAAGAAGATAGCTACAAACAAAATAGCCGCAACAACCCCAGCAAGAACACGAACCTTCACATTAAAGTCTTTAGAGGCCAGAAAGAAGCACAGGCCACCAGATATAAAGTAAACCCAAGAGCTAGCATTGTTGATATACAAGTCAAAAACAGCAAAGACTAGAAGAGACGCAATAGTGACTATTTTATTTTTGCCGATAAGAATATATACAACCGGGAGAACCAAGTAGAACTTCCACTCTATCGCTAGAGTCCAAGACACCCCGAGAAGTCTTGCGAAGTTAAATCCATTTATAACGGGCATATCGAGAAGGCCAAAACCGAACATGGCCGGAAGCCCTGACAAAACCTCTTCAGCGCCTACATCAAGCGGCCATGAATACCAAGCACCTATAATCAAGGCAAGAATTGCCGCTGCAAAAAAGGCTGGAACAATCCTTCTTATACGCTTGATGAAAAAATCGGTCCAGTCAATAGGTTTTGAGCCTAATATCTTTGACGCAAAAAGAAGGCCAGTTATACAGAAGAATATCTGAACGCCCACAGCGCCAAACAACTTGAGTATTTTACTATCCTCAATATCCATATAAAAAATATGAGGAACAATTGCTAAATTTATAAGTACCAGCGGAGCGTGGTTTAACGAAACAAGAACAGCTGCAATCCCTCTAAGGCCATCCAGCCACTTTGTTTTAGGGTGCTCAGACGGAACCAGTGAAGGAACTAGCCTGGGCAGGATTATCATAGGCGAAAGTGCGCATAAAAATAAAACCCCAAGAAAAATAAGTATTTCATACATGTGTAAGGCGTAAGGCGTGTTCATGAGCTGACCTTGAGTTGTTTCGAGAATTCTACCAGACCATCAAGGCCGCTAAAAAAATTTCAAGGTCAGCCCATGCCGCTGATGCAAGGCTCTTCAGGAAGCGCGCACGCCAGTCACTGTCAATGCGTTACGGTAGACGCCAGCAGAGTCCTTGGTGAACTGAGATGCTGCCGTCAAAAGCCATGTCCCTGCAGGCAATACCACGTCGATTTTTAGTAGTGCAGTAGGGCCTGTCGACAGAATCACTTGCACCACCACGCTACGCCCGCCCACGACCTGTCTGCAGTCATATTTGTTCGCACATGCGCCCGTAGAGGTTGCCAGTATCCCAGTAGGAGTTCCGACGAGCGTGCCATCGATGCTTGTCTGGAGGGTTGCGCCAGCCTGGTCAAACGCCTCATTACCTTGCGCCCGGAAAGGCGCAACCACTGAAACGATACCGAGCGGCAGGCTGCGTGTGTGGTGCTCCAGGCCGGCGAAGCTTGCGGCCCAACACACCCGATTACCCAAGATTGTAGGGTGGTTAATGCCATTGCCGCCTTCCGATGACGGGTTGGTTCCGAAATCGTTTTTTCCGTAAAAATCGGCGTCAGTCATCTTCGGAGTTCCCACCTTAAGCGGGTTTCCGGTGTGCACAATCAGCGCCGAAATTATACCGTTTCCACCTGTTATCCGAACACCGTGCGCACCGCTCATCAAATTATTGTAGTCGAACACGGTTAACGCCAGCGCCCCATTCACATACACCCGGTGCTGATTCCCTTGCACCACCGCCTGCATGCTCACCTGGGCGTTATTGGGAATACTGGCGATTGGAGTCGACCCAATAATGGTTGTCCCCCAATACAGGAATAATGAGCCCGATGTGACTTGCGCGGTGTATCGCGATGCTAGCGAACCGAGAGATCGGTACCAGATTTCCCCGGTTTGAGAAGACCAGTCAGACATAGCGAAGTTTGCGGCGACATTGCAATCGGCGCTCTGCGTGTTTCTCATGGCCCCGCCGGTGCCCTGGATCGCGAATCCACTTGAATCCACCAACGATAACGTAGACCCGGCGTCCGGCGTCCAGCCGGAAGGGTAACCCACAAACCCGTCATCACGCAGGTAGGCCATATAGTCAATGTCGATGGCTTGACGCAAAAGCAGGAACATTCGGTTTACGTCAATTAGCGTTAACTTCATCTCCCTGGCGATTCCACGTGCGGTATTTGCTGCAACTTGTACTTCGAGCTGATAGCCAGCTGATACAGCTGGAAGCGCAGCAGTAGCAATAGCGGTTGAAGGTTTTTTGTCCCAGGTGCTCTGATAGTTAAGCGCCGCCTTATATTGGGCTGCCCCGAGAGTGCCTTGCCCGGACAAATCATTTGCGCCGTGCATGTAAATTACCAGGTCGGGAGCGAAATCTTTGACATGATCAGCCCAGGATTTACCGACTACAGAGCCGCCTGGCCATTGAGCTGTAAATTGATTACCTGGCGGGCGGTAAAAACCAGTTGCCGGATTATCGTTAGGTCCGGCAATACCCTTGTAGTTCGGATCAAAATACGTAGCAATACTCCGCCCCGCAAGTGCGAAGTTTGCAAAAACAAAGGTTACGCCGGGATTTTGCTGGCGAAGGGTTCGCATCAAGATCGCGAATGTTGAGTTCTCATAAACGCCATCGCGATCGCCCTCCCCGATTGAGTCGGCGGTGAGCGCAACTCTGACAGTGCCGGTTCTAACCGCGGCGTTAAAAGTAGTCAGGTCTCCAAGGTTGGAGAGCATGTCGAAGCCGATATAGCCGTCTTGGTTCTTGCCTGCCCCTGGCCGAGTGACAGAAGCCACTGCCGCGCCAATGGTCGAGGCGGGATAGCTCAGACCCTGGTCAAATCCGATCTTGCTCGCGCCTGCTGGTGAAGAAAGATCCTGGCGCAAAGAGTTGTCACCGTTCGAAACCCACTTCGCCGAATCAGCCGGAAAGGTTGTCGTGACGAATGGAAGAGCCGACGGAGCTGGGCGGTAAATCTCGCCATTATAAAGAACGGTCTGTGTGGCGCGTGTAATACTGATCCCTGCAGCATATGCCACAGCCACTTCATAGCCGCTACTTTGCAGAAACTGCTGGAACTCGACAGTTCTCTGAGCCTGGGAAGCCTCATGCTCTGCCGTCATCCCTGCCCAGGTTTTCAGGGTTTTACCCAGTCGCCCCAGCCAGGTGAGATCAGAGCTGTTTGCGAGCTTGTCTATGATCTGAGCATTGTCACGCAGGTCGCGAGGATCTCTCGAGCCGTTTGGTTCTACAGGGTTTCCGGTGTTATAGGCCATGGTTTTCCCCGAGGCAAAAAAAAGCCCGCTCAGTGGCGGGCCTTGAAGGTTTGATATCTATGCTGATGCGGGCGGAAAGTTGTCATCGTCCGCGTAGAACACAGGCGAGTATTCGGTCGCAGTAACAGCGCACGAACCGTCCTGATTCGGGGTTATTTCCGTGATCATTGCCGGATAACCGACTTGCTCGCTGGGCCCAAACAAAAATCTTGCAGGCTCAATGCTTAGGTCGGTGACAATGTCGAAATCGATTGCCGAGAGCGGCACCAGAACCTGGTGGAATCCAGCGTCTATTGGTGTGAATAGGCCCGTTACAGTGCCGTCGTGCCTCCGTATAACGGCGCGCGGTTGCACCATCGTCCAGTCCATCTCTTCACTGAGCGTGAGCAAGAATTGACCGTTTACCGACTCCATAGCGGTAATCAACGCGCTACTGGTGGTGTTCGGGATGTCATCGGCCAGCGTTATGTGGTCGATATCGTCAAACACCAGGGCATCCATCTCAGTGTCGACGCTGTACGCCCAGCGCGAGAACTGATACTTGCGCAGCTGTCTCATGCCGATGCGCCAAGCGCGCGTTTCATCTGACACCCCGTCCAGTTGGATTTTGTCCACCTTGAGCCCAAGACTTCCAGGCAGACGGCAGGTCCTCGTCTCCTTGCGGTTGGTGTACTGGTCGACGTATTCAACGTCCACACCGTCGAAGTCGTCAGGGCTTGGCGCGGTGAAGCTGGCTGTCAACTCGCTGGTCATTTCGTGCGGCGTGATGACCCCGCGTGGCGGCTGCAGGCCTTCGCGCTTGACGCTGAGCAATCCATTGCCGCTGGAAAGGTGAGACATGCCGGCGGTGAAGATACCCTGCAAGACCTCCCTTACTGCCACGGCCTTCTCATGCGACATGTCGTAGAGCTCGCTGCGCGGCGTCCAATAGTCCTGATCCACTGCGTTCAGCGCGTCCATATCGATCAGCGACTCATCGATACCAAGACTGTTACAGACATGCAGTGCGGCCCCTTTGATGGAGCGCGCCGGCGAATTGTCGTAGATGCGTGTCGGCACACAGTTGATTTGCCGCTCAGACTGGGCGCTGAGACGATCGCCACCGCGGATATCCATCGTGATGACGGTAATGCCCTCGTAAGATCCAGGATCAGGCAGCAGCGTGCGCAGGCCGTACCACTGGATAGCGTCACGCACTTGGCCGCCCTCTACCGGCTGAACCCGTCGCATTTGAAACTCAGGCCGAAGCGGGTAAGGGAAAACGATTCCGTGGGTGAATCCGATCTGGTCAGGCGTTGCATCGGTGTATGTGTGGGTGATGGTTGTCCATGCCCCGCCCACGGCCGAATCCCTCCACCGAACGTCAATGGACTTGGTGAGCATTTTTATATTGCCGGACTTGCTGTAGTAGCAGAGTCCCTGACTGAAAAAGACGTCATATTCAGCCTGGGTTGCCAGCTCGTTTTCAGGGCAGCCCATGAATGAACCGATCCAGTTGCCAGTTCCGCCGCTTCCTGACAGCGAGAAATCAAGCAAGGTTCTGGCTGTGAATCCAGCCCAGGCATTGTCGACAGCGCCCGCGTCAGTTAGTCGTTTCACAGTGGCGGTGAGACCTGAAACCGAGACGATTTGAAACCTGTTGCCTCGGTAGGCAAGGGAAAGCCGTTGCTGGCCGGCAGCAACACCAGAGAAAGGCGTGCCGTTGTCAAAGCTCAGCGTGACGCTCGCAAGTTGCTCGGGCGTGCCGCCTGTGGAGGCGGTGCCGACGGTATAGGTCGGCCCAGAGCCGAAAATCGGCACCGGCGCGCTGGTTTGCGAGATAGGGCCACCCTTATAAGGGCTTAGCGGCTCAATCAAGCGAAGACGGCCAGAACTGTCTTGCGCCACAAGGCCGGTGCCCGACAACTGGGAAGTGATCGTCGAGACTAACCCGCTCATGTTCACATAGTTGGTGTTCAAGGAAATGGTCTTGGTGACGCCCTGGAACGTCACAGACCACACCACTGCGCCCGAAGTGAAGTCATATGCCGAAGGCGATGCGCTGCCCGTAACCATGGATGGCGAGCCACCAATGCCAGGCACCGGGGCGACGTAAGGCAGCACGCCGGCTACCGTCAAATCGATCTCCGAATCACTGCCCAGCGTCACCTTCATGCCTACGAACGGCGCGAGGTCGGACAGGGCGCCTGCGATTCGGCTGTACGAGCCTGCGGTCGTCACCGTGAAGGTATCTGGCGTTACCAAGCGAACAACGGTGCCGGCGTCCCACGCATCTGGAAATCGGGGGCTGTTACCAAGCAAAGAAACCGTATTCCCGCTGATCAGCATTGAATCTGCCAGCGCGGCCGACTCCGAAGGAGCCGTACTGGAAAGATCCAGGCCCGCAGTGCCAGCGTTAGTGCCTCCCACCTCCGTAGCTGGGTACCAGTTTCTCGCCCGAGAATCAGCAAGAAGTGAAGCTCCTGGCTCGTAGATGCTGTAGTTCAAGTCGGAGCCGAACGCCGCGAAGGGTGTGTCGCCAACCTTGAGCGTGCTTGGGGGAATCGAATTCCGCCCACGGCCAACGGACATGGCCAGGGTGGTCACCATCGTCCTCTTGTTTACGAAGCGCGTTACAGGCGGCACCAGCAAGTCGGGATAGACCTTGGCCATGCCAAGCACTTCGCGGATTGGCGAGTTCAGCTTCGCGTGGTTCCCCGTTGCTGTAGCTGCGTCAAGGTTGTCACCTTGCTGCTGCTTAGAGGCCTGCGCCTTGGGCATTGTCAAAATCATTACGATAGAAATAGTTGCCAGCGCAACCGCCGCCCAGGCGAGCGCGCTCGCACCCACAGCGCCTACCAGAGGAAAAATTTTTACCTCAGAATCATTGCTGATGATGCAGTCTTTCCACTTATGCACCGGCACTGACACACCCTCAACCTCAATGCATATGGGTTGTGGCGCATCAATGTCAAATTCCTTGACGTTCGAGGCAAGCCAGCCGGCCAAGGAAATTGGCTTATTAATCTGGTGAGACTCTATCGGCAAGGAATCACCTTGTTCAACGCCAATGCGAGATGGGTAGATTTCTATCACTTGTAATACTCCACCCGCACGAAGCGGCGCTTGAGCCTGTGCAAAGGCAGGCAGATAGTGCGTTGCTTTTCCGTGATTTCCATTGCCTCAAGAGATGCACCGCAGCGAACCACGACACCTACGTGACGCATCTCGCTCCCCTGGTAGAGAGCAATCAGGGCGCCCTCTTCCGGCTCGCACGGCGTGAGGGTTGGAAACCACTTTCCGGCCACCTCGACCATTGAGCCGTCGCCAGCTCGGATGTCAGCCCACTCCGGCCAATCCGGCAGACCGAGGTCGCGGCGCACCTCCAGAACAAGCCCATAGCAATCAACAAACGGCCACACTCTCCCGCCCTCGAGGTACTGGCCCGCGAGGTATTTGTCGTGATCGATCATTATTGGTACCGCATGCCTGGGGCGAAGTCGCCGGTGTAGTTATGGCGGAGCCAGAGGGTTTCGAGCAGGTTAAAGTAGCCGGCCAAAATCTGGGCTTCGATTGCTGTTACCGAGCCGTTCTTGACCTTGTACCGCAGAATCTTCGACGGGTAGGCCAAGTCGGTGCTGATGTACTCCCTGTACACCATATTGATTTCACGCCGGTCTCGGAGCGCGGAACGCAAGAAGCCAGAGACGCTGCCGTCAATGTTGCACAGCGCGAACTTCAGGTCTTGCTTCCCGTCGCTGCCACGCTTGGGTAGCGCAATCGATATGCCGCAAGCAGAGAACGTTGCCATGCCTCCCGCCTCTAGCCCAGCCACCAAATCTTCAAATCCATCCGTGAGAAAGTGATGGGCCACACCGTCCGTGATCTCAAGCGTTCCATGGAGAATCTCCGTGCCTCCGCTCGAATAAAGTCGGTTGAGTACAGAGCTCGTCATGATGGCCAATCCTTGTTTACAGCAAGATCGAGAATGTTCATGCCCAACAGGTATTCAGGGGCGTAGACGGCCCACCCCTCGGAAAGGATTGGCCGCTCCCACAGCTGGAGGGTTGCAGTGAACACAAAACGATTGACCCCAAACAGCGTGGGCCCCTCGTAAATGTCTTTGAAGTGCGCCTTATACGGCAGCAACCCTTGCGGGGTTCTCAGGTCAACTTCGAACCACTGCGATCCGGATACCAGAACGTCTTCAAACCACGACTCAAAATATTGAGCCTCGAGCTCATCCATGTTCCAGCTGACTTTTGCTTCAGTGGGCACGGATGAGTATTTTCGCCGGTAACGCGTCCGCCCAGTCTGCATGGCGGTGGATTTCATGGGGCTTACCGGGCTGAACCCGTATCCATCCCTCAGGGGGAGTGGAAGCTCCTTTGGGTATTGGATCATCGTGCAGCCCTTCCCATGCCGAGCATCTGCTGAATTGCTTTGGCGCGAGGCCCGTTACTGTTGATGTCGGAAACGAATACGTCCGTCTCCTGGCGCCCATCCACCTGTCGCGTCTGGGTTCTTCCCGCTCTCGACGAGTCCTCGATGACGTTTACTGTCTGCGACGTAGCTCCTTGTGGACGCGCGGCATCCGGCCCCGCTCCTTTCGCGCCCGGGCGAATTGGCGAGACATTACCTTTGCGTAGCGCCTCGACTGCCGCTACGCCGCCGTAGCGCTGAATGTCCTTCTGGCTCCAAACAACCTCCCCCTTGTGCACCGTGCCGGCGGCCTCATTAACGCCGCCCGAGCCTGTATAGCCACCAGCAGAGAAGCCAATACCGGCGATGTTCGCAACGTTGGCAGCTGTGGCTACCCCCACGGCAGCTGCTGCTGCGAAGTTGAATGGCGGCGGGAATGCGGCAAGAGCCTTCTGCACAGCCAGATAGCCGTCCATGGTGGCCTGGATAATCGCGGCCGCCTTGCCGATCGCCGCCAGCTTCTTGTTGCCGGACTGGCTGAGGCTGGCCATATTGCCGAAGAAGTCTGCGGCACCAACCAGCAATGCCTGGTTCTTGGCCTCTTCGATCTTCTGGCGGTTCTGCGTGGCCTGCTGATCGATGTTCGCCACGCGAGCGGCGTAGGTCTCTTCGTTGATCGCCTTCAGGTCGAGGTATGCAGCCTGCTTTTCAAGCTCGGTAGCGCGCCAGACTTCCAGCTTCTTCGCCGCCTCATCGAGCCGGTCGATCTCACTGACCGGCCCGCCAACAGATGCGTCAAGGCCTGGGGCAGTAGGCGCCTGGGTTACGCCCTCAACAGTCCCTGGTTTCTGTGCAGCCTTGAGGTTGATGTCACGGATCTTGATCATCGTCTCAAGCCGCTTGGCGGCCTCGACGTTGCCCTGGCGCTCGTACTCGGCCATCTGCGCGGCATCATCCAGGGATGATTTCAGGCTGTTGGCTTCGCGGAGTTGCCCGGTGAGCGTGAGCAGCTGCACCTGGTCCTTCTGCGCCTGCTGGATGCCCTTGCTGATTTCCGCTTCACGCTCGAGTGCAACGTTTTTCTTGAGCTGGGCAGTGATCAGGTCTTGGCTGGCCAGCAGCGACTTTTGATCGGCAGTGAGCGTCTTCTTGCCTTTGATGTCGGCGAGTTGCTGCTCCCACTTGATGAGCGCCTGAGCCTGGGCGCCGACCTTCTCCGTGGCAATGCCTTGGGCATTCAGCGAAGCGTTCTGCTGGATCAGCACGGCCTGAGTTTGGCGCGCCGCGTCCAGCATCTTCATGCCTGCGTCTTCGGTGTAGGCTTTCGGTTTGGCTTGGCTCTTATCGAACTTGGCCTGAATGTTGGCGACTTCTTTGTCGATATCGGCCTGCGACTTACCGGCTTCAAGGCCTAGCTTTTTTGCCTCCTTGATGTCGTCCTCAAGCTTGGCTTGATCAAACAAATTTTTCTTGTGGAGTTCATCCCACTTGCTTAGCGCTGCGATCCTTGATTGCTCCGCCTGACCAGCAGCACCGTCTGCCGTAGCAGACTGTTGTGATACAGCCAAACGTTCTTTTATCAGAGCAAGCTTTTTCTCAAGCGCTTCAGTCGAGTCCGTGTCCTTTATGCCCAGAGCAGAGTCAAATGCCGTGCTTGCCTTTCCCAAGCCTGTGGAGATCGACCCGAGGATTCCGCCATCCTTGCGAGTCTTGAGTACTCTCTCAATGAGGTCAGCCTCTTTCTGAAGGTCCGGAAAAAGCTCAGACTTGACCTTGCTGTATGCATTGCTTATCGCGGTACCGATCGCAATCCAGTCTCTCTGAACCTGAGAAAGAGACTCCCTATATTTTTCAAGCCTATGCTGGGCATTCTCATTCAGGGATGAGCTCAGAACATCAAGTGCTTCCTGCTTCTTCCCCTGGCGATCAAGCGCAGCGATTACTTCGTACTGAGCGCTTGTTAATAGCCCATATTGGGAACTGATTTTCTCTGCCGCTTTTGTAGCACTGTCTCCAACACTTGCAAGATCCTTGGCTATTTCCGCCGAACCCTTTCCGGTGTAAGCAGAGATGGCCGATGCTGCCTGCGCCAGATCAACAAACTGGGCCTTACTAAGCTTGCTGCTTCCTGCGAGCGAGATCACTGCATCGTTTGCTGATGAGATGCTTCCGCTTAGGCCTGCTGCAGATTTTGCAATAGCGGAAAGCGACGACACCGTTTGACCGGAGTTAGCAGTCCCCGAGAAGAGCGCTTGGTTAAAAGCACTTACCTGCTTCTCTGTGTCGTAAAATGCAAATCCAAGGCCTGCAAGCGCAGCAGCACCTAGAGCCACTGGGTTCAGTACAGCGGACGCCATCCCTCCAAGCATTTTCAAGGCGTTTCCGGCGCCGCCAGCGCTAACGCTGATCTGCTGGAAATTGCGAGTAACCCCGGCCCAGTCACCCGACTTGAGTGCATTCAAAAGCTGTGCAGCGTCTCGCTGCGAGCCCTTTGTTGCAGTGCTGAAATTATTCAGTGCTGAGGCGTTATCGCCAATGATCGCAGAGAACCGCTTGTAACCCGCCTCGTCGATATCGCCTTTCTTGAATGCTGCCGCCAGTTGCTTCTGTTGATTGACCAGATCTAGTTGTTTGGCCCGGACCGGATCAAGTTTTGCGAGAAGTTTTTCGAGCTCCTCAGAATAACTCCCTATTGCAGATGCAGTTTTTTTAACGCCATCTGCCTGAGCACCGTTACTTTTTACGTTGGCATCCGACTCGGCCTTCATCCTTGCCTGTAGAGCTGACAAGCTGGCAGCCTTACTGGCCGCAGAGTCAAATGACGCGCCGGTTTTTTCGGTGCTTGAAGAGAGCGTTTTCAGGTAGGCACTGGCGTCCAGAGACGACTTCGCTATCGCTTCAATTCTCGCACGGGCCTCAGCGTACGACTCCGCTGCTTTTTTGCTGGAGGCGCCCGACTTTCCTGAGCTCTCAGACAACTCATCAATCGAACTTACGGCCTTGGACGAACTCTTGCCCACGTCGTCTATGCCGGACGCGGCCTTCTTCATGGAGTTCTGCGTAGGAATGCCAACAGCCTCAAGAGCCTCAAGCGCCTTTCGGGCGTCAGCCGCTTTCTGCTCGGCGTCGCGGCTGTCGATCTCGAGGACCAGACGTGAAGTTTGAGTCATGTTGCCTCCGGGCAAAATTGCCGCAGGGCGGCGGATCAATCGTCTTCTTCGCTCAGACAGATCACGTCCAGCGCAAACATCACCTCATCAACCTCCCAGCGATCCAGGGGGGATGGGTGAGCGTCGAGCCAGTCGGAAATCTCGCGGGCAGACAGCGGTAGCGGGAAGGCTCCCACCATGGTTGTGATAAAGCGGCGGCCCCGGCAGACGCCGAAGAACGTGGTGAGCAGGTGCTTGGTGATGGGGTCGGTCGGCGGCTCTGCGGGAATATCCATGCGCAGGCGCTCATAGATGGCCCGGCGCTTTTCGGTCTGGCCGCCCCACTCCCTTTCCCACTCGAACCGGGTTACTGCTTTTCCACGGTTTCTGCCAGCTCTGTACCAGCATCGATCGTGGACTTGCTGCCTTCCTGCAGCACGAACAGGAAGAAGTCGATATTGGTTTCGAGCAGCTCCGTGCACGCGCCGGCGGTGAACTTGAGCGGGTTGCCCTGATCGTCCTGAACGCCGTCCCAGTCCTTTACGATGAACTGTGCCAGCAGCGCGCAATGGCTCTGGTGCTCAGTCTTCTCGCCAGCCACCACCCCAATCTCGCCCTGAGCAAAGCTCGCGTCATTACGCTGGATGCGCCGGCGCACGCGCTCAAGCGCGATCAGGTATTCAGGGTTATCGATGCCGCCCAGCTGAATTTTGGTGTCTTTGTCGAACTTGGCCCAACGCAGATTGGTGACCGGGGCCTTCTTGCTCAGTTTGAGAGCCATGTTAAATCCTCAACGCCGCGCCATAAAAAAGGCCACCCGGGCAGGCGTTAGAGCCCGGGCAGCCAAAGGGTTGATCGTGTTACGCGGTAACCGTGATGGTCGCGGTGCTAGTCTTGGTGCCGTCAGCAACGCTGGTGGCGGTGATGACGGACGTGCCGGCGGCAACGCCTGTGACCAGGCCCGTACTGTTGACGGTTGCGACCGACGGGGTCGCGCTGGTCCAGGTCACGGCCTGGTTCGCGCCAGCCGGTGCGACGGTAGCCGTCAGTTGGCGAGTTGCCGCGACAGCAATCGAGGCGGTGCCAGGTGCGACGGTCACGCCGGTAACGGCGGTCGGTGATACCAGGCGGGTAATGGTCGGGCTGATCTTGGCGACGGTGTAGTTCAGCGTCACTTCAATCAGGTCGCGCTTGCCGCCGCTTGGCAGTTCGCCATCCACTTCAACGGCTGGGAAGTTGAAGGTGTACTTGTTGCCCAGGGCGTCGGCGATCGGGAACACCACGGAGATTGGCAGACGGGTGAAGGTCTTCTTCCAGATCTCCCAGGCCCGCTTGGACCAAGCCAGGGTGATGGTGCCAGTGATGGCCGCTTCAGTGGCGATCTGCGCACCGGGGCCTAGTTTGGTGTTGCCGATGCAGCGCTGGGCCTGAAGGCTGTTGTCCAGATTGATGGTCATGGCCGAGACGCATGCCACGCCTTCCAGCGATTCACCATCTACCGAGATCGTGCCGACGTTGTTGTTCGACAGAAACGGCGTGGTAGTCGGCGCGTTTGGCGACACCACAATAGGGGTGTCGCTGTCGGCGTAATCCAGGCAGGCCATGTTGAAGGTGGCAGTCACCTTGCCGTCGGACGGAATGTCGAGGGCAAAGGTGGAGACGTGAGCCCCCTTGAATACCGCATAGACGCCGACATCACTGTAGCCCTTGGCGATACTGTAGGTGTTGCGGGTATCGCCCACAGACAGAACGTTGCCGGTCCAGGTGCCGTAGAAGGCGGCCTCAAGCAACTGATCGAAGGAGCCGAAAGAGAATTCGGCCGTCAGGTCGCCGCCAATGTCAATACTGGTGGCCACCGAGCCCTGGCTAATACGGGAATCGGTGATCTCATCACTGACTGCGGTGTTGACGGTTGGGGTCAGTGCGTTGCCGGTAAGGCGCAGCGTGTCCCAGGTGCCGTTAGGAGTAACGCCGGGCGTCACCTCCTTGATGATGTGCGAAACGACTTTTGCGCCGGAACTCATGGGTGAGTCTCCTATCTGCGGGCATAAAAAAACCCGCTCATGGCGGGTGGATGGTGTTGCCTGGCTCAGCCGGCGCGGAACCGGATGTTCACGTTGATCTGATAGAACCCTTCGAACTCGCCGGCGACGACCTGGCTGGCCTCCATGCATTCGAGATCGCCAGACATCCAGTAGGCGAAGTGCGATTCGAGCGCATCGGCCAGTTCGTTGATGGCCTTGGTGCCGGTGTTTAGCCGCGCAAAGCACTGGATGCTGACTTGCCCCGGCTTGCGCGTGTAGGGCTTGTCCGCCATGCCAGCCATGAAGGCCGTGGCGTACTGCACGTTGAATCGGCACCACAGGCCGGTGGCCGGCGGGGTGAATACGGTCGGCTGGTTTGGGTAGTCAATCCGCGCTTGGTCAATGCCGGTGAAGGCGGCCATGCGCGCAGTGAGCGCCGCCCTGATTTGCTCGTAGGTCATTTGTAGGCCTCGGATACGCCAATGAAGGCCAGGTCATACACGCCGTCAGGCGCTTGTGTGGAATGGCCCAGCTCGAGCATCTCGCCATACGGGCTGTTGGTCTGGATGTAGATGACCGGGAACTTGCCGGACGCGTTGATCTGCGACACGCCGTCAGAGATGGTTGCGGCGCCCGACGGGTCAACTCGATCAATCACCGAAAGGTCTGGCGCGCCGATGGAAACCATGTGGCTGCCCCGGAAGGTGCCGCCGATGTAGCCCTTGCCGGCCGCCTTGGCGTCAACGTAGAAGTTTTCCTTGCGTTCGCGCTGGGTCAGCTTCTTGAACTTCTTGCTACCGGTGTTGCTGGCATTGCGGGCGTCTACCTTCGCGTCGTATGCATCTGCCAGGGCCACATTCTTCGTCTTCAGCGCAATGTTGGCCTTCCAAAGCACAGGGTTGCCCACAGGCGACCGATTGACAACTTCGGTGAGCATGGCAATCGCGATTACGCGGGCCATCTGCGTGATGTCCTCCCCGGCCTGGTCGGCAAAGTCGGTGAGGCTATGGCTCCAACCGGCTTTACCTGTCATCAGACTTTCCTCAGCTGGATCTCGTAGTGGGCGATCGCTGGATCAGTCTGCACGTTGATCACGTCGAAACCGTTGATCTTGTGGCCGATGTCCGGCGTGCCGCCGATTGTTTCGTTGGTCAGTGCGATCAGCAGTTGATCGGTGGCGCGGATGTTCACGCCGTCCACCCTGTCAATCTTGAAGGCGTCGAACACGCCACGGCCGGTGTAGGCAATGATTACTGGCGGGCCAGCCGCTTCGGTAACCGGGTCCCACGTGCCGGGCAGCGTCACGCCGCCGGCGAATGGCTGCACAGCATCAGCGAGGTCGGTATCGAAGGCCTCGGCCAAATCCTTCTGGATGTCTTCGCGAAGGCCCACAGCTCACCCCCTGTCTACGCGGAACGAAAACGGACTCGACCGCCAGGGTTGCAGCAAGCCAAGGGCGAACTGCACGCCGTCGGGCAGCGATGTGGATTTGCTGCTGTCGATCGAAGCGAATGTCCTGCTGGTGGAAACCGATCCAGCCTTCACGGTCTTGGCCTCAAGAGACCCTTCGGTCTGTTGCTGGTACAGCTTGCCCTGGGCAGCGACTGAAGCCAGTTCGGCGCCGGCCTGCTTCACCTCTTCAGGGATGGCGTTCATATCGACGCCAACGAGGTTCAGCGAGGTCAGATAGGCATTCGCCTGCAACACTGCGCGGGCCTTCTTGTCATCTGGCGCCCAGGTGGTGCCGAGGATGGCGTCAACGTCCGCCACAGTGATGTAGGTAGCCATCTGGCCTCCGCTTGAATGAGTGGGGCTGAAGCCCCGGGTGTTACTTGGCGAGCTCGTCGACCTGCTTTTGCAGAGACTCTTTC